GCTGTTGCTTATACTTGGTGACATTACTATTCGCTTGATCTACAGCATGTTTCATATTCCCCAATTCTTTCTCTTGATGTACAAAGTATTGGTTAGTCTTGTCAGTCTTAGCATCATGTGCAGTTTTAGAGCGAACATTCCTACCACTCTCTTCACGAGCACGAGCTGCCAGTTTGTCCTTATCATTTTGAGCCTTCTCAGCATTACGCTTAGCAGTCTCTGCATTGCGAACAGTGTCATTAGCTTCTTTAGCCCGTTGCTTCTCTTGCTGCTGAGAGTATCGGGTAGTAGTAAGTTGTCTCTGCATAACATCAAGTCTGAACAGACCGTCTTGGTTCATTTCTTTAGGGAGGCGAGAACTCTCAGGAAGACTCTCCTCATAACTGTCTACCATCTTACTAATTTCTTCTGGTGAGATGTTATTTGTTTTTGTCATCCTACGAACAACATCTTCATGGTCTTGACGTTCTATCTTACGAAGAGCGTCTAAGTTAGATTGTGTCGGGGTGTCTAACAAAGCACTGATTCCTGCACCAACTGCATCTAGATGTCTATCCCGCATAGTCTGAGCTCTATTAGAAGCTAGTTCACTATCCTTAAACAACGTCTCACGCTGTCTAGCTAAGTCATTGACTTCCTTCTCATTAGCTGGAGTAGGGTGTCTTTCCAACACTGTCAATTTAGAGTCTATCTTATCCAGAGCTTGTTGCCTCTTCTGAGCAATACTCTCAGCTTGCTGAACTTCGTAACTGCCAGGAGTGCCATAGGCAATCTGACCAATCCCTGTAGGAAGTCCTTTAGCTGTTCTATCAGAATACCCGTCAGGGGTGGTGTCAGCTTTACTAGGATCAGAAGGGAGGTTGATATTCTTCTTTCCATCTGTCTCTTCTACACTGGGTTTCTGGGCAAGAACTCCCTGTGCCTTCTGTTGTCCACTGTCTGGGAGGACACCTTGTGCCAACCCCTTTAACTTGTCGGCAAGGTGCATTGTAGGGCTTTCTTCGCCCTCCACCTTAGCATAGGCTTCTTTACCTAGAGTAGCCCCTACAACACCCCCTAGAGGGCCTCCTAGAGCTGTTCCTATTACACCGCCAGCTATAGAAGAAAGAGTAGATCCAATCCATCCACCTTCCTTCTTCTCTCCTGTAGGTTTGCTTCCCCATCTTTTTTGATACTCAGGGTCTTTCCCTTTATCGTAAGAGGGGTCAGCTAACTCTTTCTGGGTTAAATACTGTTCAGATTGAGTCTGTTTACGTTCCGCTTCCTTGTCTCGGATAACCCCTCTATCATAAGCGGTTTTCTCCCTTGACAAGGTTCTCTCTTGAGAAGCATCAGATTCAGGAAAGAACTTATCCTGAGCTGCTTCATAGATAGCTGATATTCCACTTCCTAAAATACTCATAATTATTTACCGAAAAGGTTAGCACGTTGTTGGTTGGTGTTCTGAGCATACGCACCAGTAGCAGCTTGATAACCTTGTGCAGCATTCTGGGAAGCTCCAGACAACTGCATCAGATTCCCCATCAAACTATTATAGTTAGTCAAAGAGGACTGCCCTGCTTGTGTCCCAGCCTGCAACCCACCAACTTGAGCATTCATACCACTAGACAGTGCAGATTGCTGTAAACCTGCTGTTTGGTTGGCTCCTTGTAGAGATTGACTCAACTGGCCCATCTGGTTACCTGCATACCCTTGAGCACCCGCCATCATAGACTGTTGCAAAGCGAGTTGTTCATTTCCACTAGACATCATTCCAGTAGCAGCACTCTGTCGTTGTTGTCCTTGCTGAACTTGTCCCATGTAGGCCTGTCCAGCTTGACTATTAAAGAATGCTGAAGGATCTTGTGCTAACCCCGCCATTTGCCCACTAATGGCAGCAGAGGGTGCAGCAGTGGCCTGCATACTTGTGTTGTATGCCCCTGCCATCCCTTGTTGTGCTGTGGCGTTAGCTGTGCCAGTGGCATTAGCCGTGTTAGCTGCAACTGTAGTCTGGTCCATCATTGTTTGAGTAGGAGCCGCATACTGTGCTCGATAAGCTTGGAAAGGGTCATATTGCCCTGCTTGGGGGGTTCCCATACTACCAGAACCTCCTCCAAATATACTACTAAAAGTAGATCCCATTTAATTCTCCTCAATCCACTTACAGTGGTTCTTATCCATTGTGTAATAGAGGAGGTCTCCTCCATACATAGCCGTACCTTTTAAGGTGGCTTCTAATTTAAATCCAACCTTCTCTAAGAAATTGATAGAAGGGATGTTATAACTATTCACCGATGCTACTATTTTCTGTAACCCTAGAGTGAAGAAAGGGTAAATGAATACTGACTTTAAGAAAGTCTTAGTCATCTTCTTCCCTGGACAAACGAAAATAGAGGCATGGATTGATACACCATTGTAATAATAGTATAAAACTCCAGCCTCTATCTCATTGTCTTTAAACTGCCCAATGGACTCCACTTGGCTATTTACTTGTCCTGCCCCATATTGAACCCATTCATCTACATCCGTACCTCCTCGGTAGGAGTACATTAGAATGTACCTTCTCTAAGAAGAGCGTCTACCCCTAGAATACGAAGTGGTTTATTCTCTTCATCATAGAACTCATAACTCCTCCGTCGAGCACTCCCTAGCTGCCTTATAACAGGCCTAGAAGCGTTTGTATCCACTTGCCTATAGGATGACCAAGTAGTGTAGTCATCATCGCTGTGACGGATGTTTAAACTCCCTACAACCTTATCTCCAATTACTTCCAAGCTCTGGAAGAACTTTAGGTTGTTTGTCATACCTTCTATAATAGGAGTGACTATACGGAAAGGAATGTTACTCCCTTCATCAGTATAGGAGTTAGGGGTTATCTTAGCAATGTACCCAGTGCCCATACTCTGTAGGTAACCTTCACCACTGGCGGATACAAAGTTACCAACTTCATAAGAGAGTTCTACACCCCCAGTAAGGTTACTCCATTGCCCCCATAGTTTAGTATTTAAATCGTACACTAAGGTAACATTACTTTGAGATAGGGAGAGAACATAAAAGGTGTGACCAGCAATGGTAGTACAGAATGCTTTAACACTTGTCAATGGATCTAGGTTAAGGAAGTTTTCTACTGCTTTAGTAGATACTTTCTGTGGAACTAAACCAGACATAATGTATACCCCTTTACCACTCTCTTTGCTAGTTCCTATATAAACTAAACTAGAAGGAAGAGATACAACACTCTCGGCATTGGCACAGCCAATCTCTAACTTAGCAGAAAGGTTTACAGCTAGCGGACTCCCTGTAGGGTTACCAGCATAATAGAAGAACTCAGTGTAATTGGTTCCGAATGCAACTACATAGTTTACACTCTTCGCTAAACATACAGCAAGTTCAGGTTCAGATGTCATAGATACATAGTCTAGAGCTCCCCATGTAGTGGGGTCTTCTATAGCACTTGAATAGATGCGACCTGTCTTCGTCATAACAAATACAGTGTTGTTTGTGTACACTGCACCTGGAACTAAAGGAAGAGCGGGGGTTTGGTTAGGTGGAAAGTTAACACTACTAACTTGCGCAGTGGTATTAGCCGTAATGTTACAGGTAAAACCTTTTACTTTATTATGAAAGAACAAGTAGGGCATTGTTGCTGTGGAAGTGAAATAGAGCTGTCCACTGTTTGTCCCTGTAGCAAGAGTACCAGCAATGAACCCTGCAATGGCTGTCCCTGCAATGGAAGAGAGTCCTCCGAGAGCGCCTGCTGTCCCTTTCACTGTGGCGTTACCTACATAGTCTAACGAGTATAACGTAGCACCCATACCGAAATAAACTGTGTTGTTAAACACATACATACCGTTACCCACTGAAGGGGTGGTTGGAGAATAGAACAAAGCAGTTCCAGGTCTCTTTACTACATACTTGTTTCCTCCAGTGTCATCTACATACCCATTAACAATACGGGCATCTTTTGCAGTGGAATTAGTTCTACTGAGGAGGTCTGTTGCTAATGGGAATCTTGTAGGTTTCATCTGTTATACCGTAGGTCTGGAGCGAAGAACACTGACGTTTGTTCAATGTCAAATTCTTCCATTTCTGTTAATGCCTTAGCTGCCTTGAGTTCAATGTATTGAAGTCTCTCAGCATCTACACCAAAGTCAGTTGCTAACTCTGCTGCCAAGTTCCAACCGATAGCTGACAACCACTCTGTAGGGAAGTCAGCATTATCAGCAGCAGCAGCAATGTCCAAGATAGGACGTTGCACTACCATGTGTACTTGATACAGAGTAGCTGCTGTTACATCTGGTGTAGGATAGCAAGAGAGGGTAGCACTATCTCGTTGTACATCTAAGAATACACTGTTAGGTGTCCCTGTACTCTGTTTACTTCCTAACGCGTTATAATCATGCTTAGCTAGGAGTTGTAATGGAATATCATTCTGAGGGGTTACAGATACATTACGTAACCACCCTTGCATGATACGCATAGGTTTGTTTGTAACTAAGTCAGGACCACTGTTACCAATGCCATAAGAGGTTTGCCCTGACACAATAGGTAAAGTGAGTTCAGTAACAGTCCAGAGTTTAACTCCTTTTGCTAACCAACTCTTAATCATCATGTTTAGAGCAGTGGCTGCATTAGCCACCATTGTAGCATCAGGAGTTACCCCTGCTTCTATGACACCCAGTTTACGAAGAGAGTATTGGATAATTCCATCTCTAGTAAGGGTGAATGTTGTTGTTGTGCTCACTGCCATGTTATACCCCTATCGCAATCCACTTGATTACTACAGCCACTCCAGCTACACTAGGAGCATTGAATGTAGTCAATGTTATATTGTTGATTGCGGGATTTGCGTCGCCTGCGGCGTTGTTGGCATTTGCTGAATAATTCACATAAAATACATTCGAAGGGAAGGCTATAGGAAATGTAATTATATTATTACCTCCAACTAGAGGGATAGCTCCTGTACCCCATTGCATAAGCAAACCCCCAGGCAATTTCTGATACCCATTTGTAGCAAGGGATTGGTTAGCCCCTGTAAAGTTACTTAAAGCTTGTGCAGCAGAAGCATTGATAGTAGGAACCCCTGTCAATGCAGGGGAGACCAGAGCCGCTGCATCTGCTGCGATACGAGCAGCCGTCTCAGCAGCAATGGCTGCTGTAGAAGCTGGAGCTGTAACATAGGTAGAAGTATTTACATCATTCAACCAAGCAGCAGGTACAGGAGTTACAAAGTCTGTAAAGACGGTAGAAGCCATTATTATTCCTTTATAGAAGAGTTGGCTAAGAGAATGTCCTTCTGCTGACTACCATGACTAGATCCAAAATAGAATCCAATTATCATTGTCCAAGATGTTCCTAGACTTCCCAACATAACCAATAGAGGTTCTGAGTGGGGTACATTAGTAAACATCATAGCTGCCAATATACCAAAGAAACCTAAGGTAACGAAGATGGCTAGTAGAGGAGGAATCTTACTCTGAGTTGACACTTGCATCTTACGAGCAGAGTCAGTGTCTGCAAACTCAAGTGAGGAGTATTTAAAACCTCTCTCTTTTTCATCATTCTGATATTGCAACTCTAGTTGCTTAATTTGTGACAACTGTTCAGGACTAAGCTTGCCATCTTGAAACTGCTTAGAAACGTCTGCAACAGTCGCATTATCTACACCGAACACCTTACCTAAGGCAGAGACAGCAACTCCTCCTAAGGGCCCTAGGAGGGCACTGGCAAGGGTTGGAGCGAGAGTGGATAGGATATTAGATAGAGGATTCATACTTATTTCTTCTTAGGCATGTTAATTGGCTTTTTCTTTTCTGCTAACTTCTGTTTCGCTGTCGTCATATCCGTATTTCCTTAATAGAGTTTTAACTGTTATTGTTTCTATAATGAAGAGGGCTCTGGTCCCCATGTGACCACTTATCGCTACCAAGGCTGCTGTGATGGACCACCCTAAGTTTGCAGCGTCACAAATCTCGAATGCAATGATTCCAACAAACCCACTGGTAACTACCTCAGTGGCAAACCTTAGCAAACTAAAGGAAACTCCTGATTTACCTATTCGATTTAAATACCCTACCAACCCTCCTAGAGAAGATATGGCAAGGGCAAATAAGAATGGAGCTAATTGAGACACCCAATCTACTGTTTTTTCTGGCATTGTTTTATCCTGATAGAGCACTTCCTTTACACAGGTTTAGGGTATTTAAGTTTAACCGCTAAACACTTATCAATGTAAGCCCGCTTCTGTATCTCATCACCCTTAACCACTGCATCCATGTAATCGCTGATTGGTGGATATTCTGCTGCCCGCTGTTCACGATAGTCGGGGATGATGATGTCAGCAGGTGTTGCTATATTTCCTTCGGATAGCCAAACTAGATAGTTTGCGTAGTCCGTATTCGCAGAATCAGCAGGGATTAAAGCCCCGTCTGATATTCTGGTGATCGAGGTTGAGTTAGTTAATTTATACATAGCTACTCCTTACATTTGAGATGTGACAACCAGCTGTTGTGTGCCGCGAGTAGTTTGAGATAAATATCCACTCTGCCCGTTGGTAAATCCATTAGCTGCAAACCCAGCTCCACCGCCAGACCATGTTGGTTGAGCGCGCATTTTAACAGGTAGAATTGTGCTAAATATTGAAGTTCCTGTATCTACGATTATATTTTCAAGAAGAATCTGATACCTCTGACACCAACTCAACTGAGTGGCATACGGTACATGTTCAAACGATGTATCAGACGTAGCACCCGGACTCACTTGTGTTAACTGAACACCAGTGATGTTTAGGGTAGAACCAGCTACTTGGTTTACGAAACTTACCGAACCAGCTGTGCGTAAGAAAAAACCAGCTTGCCATGTGTTTGCGGTAGTGTTGTAGTTAGTGCCGGAGCCTAAGTCAAGTTGCCAAAATAACCCAGCAGTATTATCAGTAGCCCACGTACCAGTAGTATCACCAACTAGAGTAATAACCACTTTAGACCAAGCAGTAGTTACATTGATAGTTCCGACATAACTGCGATTTGACGCACCATTCACAACTGAAACAGCATAAACTCCAGCAACGCTTCCTTTAATGTAGTTACTGGTAGCCAGTGTTACTGCACCAGCAGTGCCAAGTTGAAAATCGACAATGTTCTGACCTTCGATTGGTTGCTTATATAAAAAAGCATCTCCCACCGCAGGGGAATATTGTGAAGCCACAGTAATTTTTGTGCTGTACTTAAAACCAGCAGGGGCATCTACTACTTGTTGGAAAGTCAGTTTCGATCCCAATGAGCAGGTATACTGCCATTGATCTAATGGGTATGTCCCGTTTGTAGCTGGAGTAACGGCAGTAGTTCCATTAACCTGACTAACCTGCATATCGCCGTTGATTATACGGTTACGGAAGCCTCCTATTTGCCCGGAGTTGATGGAGGTAAACGAGTCGTTAGTCAGCGAGCGCAACAGGGAGTCAGCAGCAGCGCGTGTAACTCCTTCTGCTGCTATAGCTGTTGTAGCAACCCCTTCAGCGGTGGTTGCTCTAATTGTTTCAGCACTGATGGCTGCTGTGTTAGCTGGGACAGTGGAGTACACTGTTGTGTTAGCATCGTTCATCCACGATGCCATAATGATTGTTTGATTGTCTACGAAAGTGGTAGATGCCATTGTGTTCCCTTATGGTGTGAATGTTCCTGGAGGTACTGGAGTTACCCAGTTAAGTGTTCCTACAATGGCATTGCCTACTACTGCCATCCCAACTTGAGCAGTGGTATAAACCCCTACAGAAACAAAACTATCTGTAGATTGAGGTCTTGTCCAAGGTGCAGCCTGTATATCAATCTTAGCTCTAACGAAATCTTGTGGTTGGCGAGTCTCCCAATCACGGGAGCACACCATCATCCCATCCCATCGTTTCCGTAAATCAGAAGATAAGAAACGTCTACCGCATACATCACAGATGACTTTCCACTCACCCCTAACATAACGAATACGAGCAGCCATAGTTATACCCCTAGTTTGCTAATGTCAATGGAGATGAAGAAAGCTCCAACCCCTTTGAGTGTGATGTTCATGTCATGTCCAATCAATCCTCCAAAAGGATCTAATTCAACTTTCCCTTTACCACTAAGGGGTAGGATGTAGGGTTCATCTTTATAAGAGAGGAGGATACGAAGTCCATCTTCAATAAGGAAACAGATGTTATCTAACCGTAAACTCTTAGGACACCCTACCAACTCTTCCAAATCTACCAAAGAGAAGGTGGAGTCTACTTCACTCTTAATGTTACCACTAACGTAAAGGATTGTGTTACGAGCACCGTCTAGATGTTTGGTGATTGAGATGGCATCTTTAGTGCCCTTGTCAGACATTAGCTTTCGCATCAATTATTCCTTTCTTATTAACGGAAGTCAGTGGGGTCTGGAACCATACAAGTTCCGATGGTGATACCAGCACACAAGCACAAGCCGATATTGAAAGCCACTATCACCGCGTCAAACTGGTCGGTAATTAGTAGGCTAATCAATATCGAGATGAGCAAACTTGATGCAGACAGCAGAGAT